TCAATAAATCCCATCATTGCGATCAACCTCATCCTTAACCATTGATGCGAGCAGTTCTTCCAGTTTCTGCGCTGACAGCTTTACCTGGTGATCTTCAGCATCTTCCCGGGCTATTGTGGTTCGCGCAGTGGCTGATTTTGCTGACATCACCACAGGGGGCAGACGGACCATTGAACCATGGCCTCCGGAACAAATAAGGGCAAAAATAACAACCACTATCGAAAGCTCACAAACTAACCGCAGCACGTTCCTGCATACGACGTATCTGCGGCATAATCCCAATGATTACTCCCTGACAGGATTTGCAGGCCACTCAATATCAGGTGCAGTTGATGTATCAACACGATTCAACAATACCCGATATTTATTCCATGCCTCCAGCAACGATCTTTCTTCCTCCGTTGCGATTTCCAGATCTACAGCATCCTGCAGTGGCGCAATATACTCACTGAATTCCTGGATGTGGAACTGTGTGGTGACGGTCTTCCAGCCATTCGGCTCCTGCTGTATCGAAGCATACCAGGCTATTTCAATATCGCTATGCTGCGGCAGCATTTAACCCCTTGTAATTCATCGCCATAATTGATTTAATTCACAAATAAAACTATAACATGGTGAAATCAATGAAAAAAAACACAGATGATGGGGCTAAAATTTACACACCACTTACCCTAAAGCTTTATGACTGGTGGGTTTTGGGAGTATCAAATCGGCTTGCATGGGGATGTCCTACAAAGGAACACCTTCTTCCACACTTTCTGGAACATGTAGGTAACAACCATCTGGATATTGGTGTTGGAACTGGGTTTTACCTTACTCACGTACCTGAGAGTAGTCTGATATCTTTAATGGATTTGAACGAAGCTAGCCTGAACGCGGCATCTACAAGGGCTGGGGAATCAAAAATTAAACATAAAATTAGCCATGATGTTTTTGAACCTTATCCCGCGGCGTTACATGGTCAATTTGATTCCATTTCCATGTTTTACCTTCTTCACTGCCTGCCTGGAAATATATCTACAAAAAGCTGTGTAATACGCAATGCGGCGCAGGCCTTAACTGACGATGGAACTCTATACGGAGCCACAATTCTTGGCGATGGAGTTGTGCACAATAGCTTCGGTCAAAAACTGATGCGCATTTACAATCAGAAAGGCATCTTTTCAAACACAAAAGATTCCGAAGAAGGCTTAACACATATACTCTCAGAGCATTTCGAGAATGTTAAAACCAAGGTTCAAGGTACTGTAGTAATGTTTTCCGCTTCAGGGAAAAAATAGCATCCAACCGCAGCACGTTCTTGCTTAAGACGTGCTGCGGCATAATCCCAATGATTACTCCCTGACAGGGTTCGTAGGCCACTCAATATCAGGTGCAGTTGATGTATCAACACGGTTCAGCAACACCCGATACTTTTTCCAGGCTTCCAGCAATGAGGTTTCTTCCTCCGTTGCAATTTCCAGATCTGCAGCATCCTGAAGCGGCGCAATATGCTCACTGGCTACCTGCATCAGGTTGTTTTTTGTTTCTTCCGCCTCCCGGATCCGGAACAGTTTTTCTGCTTCCGTATCCTTCACCCAGGCTGTGCCGTTCCACTTCTGAAACTCCCCTTCCGGCGATAACCAGGTAACATTTTCCGGTAACGGACCGAGTTCAGAAATAAATAACTCGTCCCCTGACGCTACGTCATAAACCGTTTTCCCCCGATGGTCTTCAACGAGATGCCACGATGCCTCATCACTGTTGAAAACAGCCACAAAGCCAGCAGGAATATCTGGTGGTGCAATATCGGTACTGTTTGCTGGCAGACCTGTATGAGGCGGAATATATGCGTCACCTTCACCAATAAATTCATTAGTTCCGGCCACAGCAACACCGACCGCCACCCACTTAATGGCAAAAGCCAGTGCTCTGCTGATGTCATCAGTTACAGGCGCTTTCAGTTCAAGGCCGTTTTTCATAGTCAACCTCAACAGAATTCGTTTATACTTTTCCATGTTCTCCCTTGCCTTATCCAAGGTCAGAAACACAAAACCCCGCTTGCAGCCAACAAACGGGGTTTTTACTTTTATTCACTTAGGTTTTGCCAGTTCTCAGGATTTCGTGTTATCCGTCCGCATTAGCCAACGTCATTTTTCAACAAAATATTCTGCTTATTTGTCAATTCCCCAGCACGCCAGCGCGCTCTCCTGGTCACGCCGTGAGACCTGTCCATAGCAGTTATTTGAACGAATACGGCAGTCTCTGCCACCGTCCTTAATCCACCAGCGAATCGCCTCACATGCTCCCCTGCGATCGCCAGCATTAATTCGTCTGTAAAACGTCGACGGGAAACACTTACCGGGACCAATGTTGTACGGACAGAATGACGCGATCCCCGCTTTCTGGGGTTCGGTCAATGGCACTTTGATGTTTTTCTCCACCCATGCCAGCGCCTTATCACGCTCAATGGCGTTAACCCGGTCGCATTTTTCCTTCGACAACTTCATGCCCGGAACGACAGGTTTGCCATCCACCAGGATGGCACCGCGGCAGATGGTCCAGATACCCGCGCCATCACGGTATGCCGTGGTGTGGTTACCTTCCTTTTCATCCAGAAACTGGTCGAGAATGTCAGGCGCAGGCGCACCAGCGGCAATCAGCGCCAGAACGGCAGCCGACAGGCCGTATCTGATTTTTGCGTTCATGGATATTTATCAGGATTTATCGGTTTCTGAGCCCTGGATATGTTTATCAGTTCCAGCCTGTTGCCTCAGGCTGCTAACAGGTCAATACAATCATGAGGATTATTTATGGACAATAACACCATTTCTCTACAGGAGTTGCTCGACAGCATTTCCAGGCTTCGGGAAGACGTGAATACCTTACCGTCGCCTTCTCATATCTGGCATTCTCAATTCCAAGGGAACAGATGCAATCAACGCTGGCATCAATCCAGTTTGAATCATGCAATCCCAAATGGTCTCAGGAACAACAAGACTCTTTCAGGCGGCTTGCTGTATTACTGGATGAAAAATATGCTGGTAAAATTACCATTTCGGCGGACTCTTCAGAGAACCCGTAATTATTCCCGGTAGTTTTCCTCTGTAGGTTATCAACACATCCTGCGCCTCTAAAATTACGGGGCGCTTTTCCGGCGACTGCTCATCCCCTTCACATAACCCGGCAGCAACATCCAGGAAGACCTGTCTGATGCTCCTTCTGGCTGCTGCCTCATAAAACTCCAGCGCGGCACCTTCAACACGGTCCAGCGAGATGTCCAGGTCAAAAATTTCACCGTCAAAGCGTTTTTTGTCCCGTAACGCTAAAGTTACCGTAACTTTATTCTCAAAATTGCGGATCCCTTTCACAATCAGTTTATAGTTTTGAGTCATTGAATTACTCTCCCCGTGCAGCCTTACGACGGTCCTCTCTGATTTTGAAATACAGGTTAGTCAGATATGTCAGCAGCCCAAACAGCAGACTCCCCAGCACGCCTATTGCCGCCCACTGAGACGGGGAAACCCTGTCCAGCAACTGCAGGAACCAGTAGCCCGTTCCCACCGCTGACGTGGTGTATGACACACCTGTTGTGATTTTTTCCATCTGGTACATACCCCGTCTCCCGTTATCCGGAAGCTGACAACAATAAAAAAAGCCACCAGTTAAGTACTGATGGCTCTGATAACTCATGCAGGCATCTCAGACGACCCACTGACACTACCGGTGAGTTTAACGATACCTTCCATTTGGCTGGCTCACTTTTTATGATGATGCCGGTGCATTTATCTCCAGCACCAGACTTTCTATCTCAACGCCATACGCTGCATTTTTGGTAATATCCGTCAGCGTCAGCGCATTCAGCCCCAGTGTCAGACTGTCTTTTATGACCTGGAATGCCGGGCCAGCCACTCCATTCAGTTTCGGAGTAACCGTGGCACTGCCGGCGGTGAACACCAGCTCCAGCGTCTGCCAGTCGTTACTGTAATTCCCGAACTCGCCCAACTTTGTGTTTCCTGCTTTCTTGTGATGCATCAGATTCAGTTTGCCGTCTGTGGTCTGGGTGAAGAACGACATCAGGAACGGGTTACCAGTCCCGGTCATCGCCACGACGTCAGGTAACGCTACATCGGTATACAGATAAATTCCCAGACCGAACTGATTGTTGGTCAGTGCGCCTGACAGTCGAAACTTACAGCTCAGTCTGCCACCCCGTGTCAGCAGGGAGACTGCGTCATCCACCGGGCGCGTCAGGGACCAGGCTTTATTGCTCTGCTTGGTGATCTTAAATACACCATCTGACAACTGAATTCCGCCATTCTTAATGCTCCAGCCCTGCGCAGCAGCGTCTCCGGCTGTCGGCAACAGGGAGATTGTGCGTATGGATGCATCTTCAGACGGCCCCGATGGCGTGTCGCCGCCGGGCGAGAGTTTGATTTCCGGTGCCTTACCACTAATGAAGGCTAAGGTGCGACCGGCTACGTTCAGAATAGCAGTTGCCATACGATCGGGAATAATGCCACGACGCGCCCATGAGCTGAAATGCGTCGGGCGATTTGATGATACCCAGTTTTTGTTCGTTCGGGATGCCGAACCGTAATAACCAGACCCGACAATATCAGGATCTTCTGACGGGTTGTTTGTCGGTGTATTAACTCCGCTACCATCGGTCATAAAGGGAACAAAATAAATCTGCTGGGATTCTTTACCTTTATATGCACCATATACCACTTCATATTGCGTACCGTGTTCTTGTTTCCACGCGTATGTCGTGTCGCCACAAATCCAGGGGACTGATGCCGGACTTCCACCGTGACACTGCGCTGCCAGCCCGGCAAGGTCAGCACGGAACTGCTGTACCATTGCAAGAAATGCTGCTGGCTGCTGGGCGTAACTGGCATTCGTCATATCGAATTCCCCCTGCATCCAGCATATCGCCAGCAAAACGTTTTTCGGGTTTTTCTGCAATGCTGCCTTCGTGCGGAAAAGCAGATCCTGATATAACGGCTTACCCACTCCCCAGCGAGCCGAATCCTGACTGGCTCCCGTGGACTCGCTGAATGTCCCCTCCGTGCCCTGGGTGAATGCCGAACCACCACGACAGCATGGTACCAGCAGGATCCCCGCATTATTAGGGATATACGGAAGCAGTTTTTTGGCAATATGTAAGCCCTGTCCGACACAGCCGTACTGCCCTTTGCTCAGGTCAGCCCGGGGATGGTTAATCGTACTCATATCCTGAACATCATGCAGACAATGGTCAGCAGGAATGATGTCGTTAAATACGCATACTTCACCACCGGGAGTCACTGTGTTACGACGGGCCAGTTGCTTAATGCGCGGATGGGGCGCATCGTATGAATCCGGAAGCGGAAGCCCTTCACCGTAAGCCATGGCATTGGATTGCCCGGCCAGTACGATGACGTAGTACCACTCCGGCTCAGTTGCACCACTGACGACCACATCACCTTCTGCTGCAATCGCCTGCATCAGGGTATAAGGGGTTATGGCCACCGGACTACCAAACGGCTGCCAGCCCTCCTTCAGTTTTTGTGTCAGTCGTTTCGCAAGGTCTGACGGCGATGCCGCCCTGACCACGTCATAGTGTTTAAATGCCATGAATCCTCCCGGGCGGGATAATGTTGTGAGTCAGATAAGGAGCAGGCTGAAGTCCGGAAGTTACAGGACAATGGCAGAAGGGAGACTACAGCCCGCAATTCGAAAAAGACCGCGCAGTTGCGCAGAGTGATTACTATGGGGTATTATTCGCCAGCTGAAATATTACTTCACGTTTTATTGTTTATTCCTTGCCGCCCGCGTCTCCCAGCGCGGGCTTTTTTTGTCCATAAGAAAGCCCCTCCGGAGAGGGGCTAAAGCCGCGTATCTGTATCATCATGCACATGGTGCCGGGTGCCTCCCGGTGAGTTCAGCCCGGTGCCACTAAACCCGCGTCATTCTCGTTTTGATAATCAGAGATTATACCGTCACCAGTCGCCCCTCCGCTCAGGGGGATTCACCATGCGAAATTTTTTTAACAAATGCCCAGTCTGACAGGCAACTGTCAACTTACTGAATTGTGAGCAACATAGCATTTAACGGGGAACCTGTTTTCTGCAGTAAAAAAGCCCACCGGAGCGGATGGGCCTGGAAGGATAGCGGTCATGTGATGCCGGTTTCCCGGTAACTCAGCACCGGTATCTGAGTCAACGTTTTCTCTACTGGGTCATTTCCGATACGCCCTGCCTGCTGACAGGCTTTCATCACATCTGAAAATATAGCACCCTGACTGATACTGTAGTACCTAAGGTTCCAGAAACTGTGATGTATCCGGCACAGAAAAGCCCCTCCGGAGAGGGGCTGGAGAGTGGCGCTATGTGCCATTGCATGGTGCCGGGTGCCTCCCGGTGAATTCAGTACCAGCACCTGAATCCGCGATTATCCCATATACCTACTCGCTGATTGCCCCTCCGCACAGGGGGATTCACCATGCCAGTTTCTTTTAACAAACTCCCCGCAAACCAGACAACAGTCAACCGCCTGAATTGTGAGACATTTAAAAAAAAGCCCGCAAAAGCGAGCCAGGGAAAATAAGTGTGGCGCGTTGTACTGGATTCGAACCAGTGACCGATTGCTTAGAAGGCAATTGCTCTGTCCGGCTGAGCTAACAACGCAGGATACAGATAATGGACCGCCTTCGGGGACCCGAACTCCGCGCAACCAGCTTCGAAGGCTGGCGCTCTTTCCTGATGAGCTAATGGCGGTATGTGATGGTGGCCCTTGCTGGATTTGAACCAGCGACCTGGCGATTATGAGTCGCTCGCTCTCACCACTGAGCTAAAGGGCCGGAAGCAGAATAATAATGGTGCGTAATTAATTCTGCAATCTCATCCGTTTCAAACGATTAAATCCTGAACTTCCCTGACTGTCTGCTCAAAACGTCCGGTCTCCAGTTCAACGCCAATCGCACGACGCCCGAGCGCCAGTGCCGCTTTTACCGTTGAACCTGAGCCCATAAAAAATCTGCAACCAGGTCTCCCGGACGACTGCTTGCGCTGATTATCTGCTGCAGCATTTCTGCCGGTTTTTCGCACGGATGTTTCCCGGGATAGAACTGCACCGGTTTATGCGTCCAGACATCGGTATACGGCACCTGCGCTGTCACGCCAAAATACCGCCGCAGTCGGCATTCACAACCACAAGCGTGTTTAACGTACTGCACAGCTTTTCAGACATAAAAAGGCCGCCTGATAGCAGCCTTTTCACATTAAAATTAAGTTTTTCTTTACTCTGTAGTATGGGAAATTAGCATTCCCTACTGGGTTTATACAA